CTTAGGCCCCACTAGTGTATGGTAATACACTACTTACACCGGAGTATTACTCCGGGTGTGAGTGGACAGGTACGGAACTAAAGTTTCGTATTGAAGGGAGAGTCATAGCCGTAAAGGCTGCTGGCCCGCCCGTAAGGTCTACCGAAGGACAAAGGAAACCTTGTTTCAAAGAAATAAGTTCTCGATCGTCCTTAGGAAGGCCCCTGTCTTGTCCGGTTCGAATCCGACTCCTAAACTTACCAGCGAGTTTATACACGCTGGATGGTTTTTGGGAGTCGGGGCGATAACCAGACAATAAACGAGCCACTGCCGCGGGCCTTGAGACGAGCTCGGCAAGGTCTTCCAAAGGAATACCTGTCGAATCGCTCTTAGCGCTTTTGGCAATGACTCCCTCTAACCACCCCGCAAGAGGTGCGTCCGAGGTGCGAAGTAGTGCATTCTCGAGACTTTCGTCTCGCACTATTTTCGCCAGAACATCCTGATAAACTTTTTGGTTTTCAGCATGTTTTGGACCCATTGATCCCCCTATAGAATCCATTTCACGTCTAATTAATTGACGTGAGTGTTTTACATATAGGCTTAACGGATCACTGGGTGCAACACGTGGTGTTGTTACCAAGTGGAGACGTGGCCCTTTTAGGGCCAGGTCAACACGCGATAATTTCGCCACAACGTTTCCCCATTTGGCATGGGAAACCCGATCACGCCACTTCCCAAAGGGGTAGTTAATACCACCCCATCTAGGAGGGAGCTGAGTCGGGATTCCTAACTGCTGGGCGGCAATGAATTCGGGATAAAACCTCGAAATCCTGAAAAGGACTGGAGGGGTTTTCTCGCATCCACGCTGCTCGGCAAGTGCCAGGGCGGAATCGGGAGCGGTAGCCCAGGATGATTCCCCTTTTGACCCCCCTGGGGGGCCAACAAGAGGAGCCATGCTGTAGTAAGGCTCACGTTTCCCATCTCGAAGGATTGTTTCACAGTACACGGCTAATCTGTCGTGGCTGTAATACTTTCCCTTTGAAAACTCAGCACCTCCCTCGATCATTTCCGCTTTAAAACGGTCATGTTCAAGGTCAGGGGCTTGGAAGTAAGCATCATCACCGGTGGTACAAATTAATTTGTGCCACTCGGTGGTAGTGCTGGCTTCCCAAGCAAACAGAGTTTGGAGTGGTAATCCAGGCCAAGAGGTCGGGTCACCCATCATTGCTCCTCGCCCAAATTGGGTAGGTACGCAATTGGTGGGGCGCTCGATCCAGGCATTCCACTCCCATAAATACTGCCGGAGAGTGAGAGGGTTCCAGGAGATATTCTCCACCTGGTATAAACCATGTGGATATTCCTCCTCCTTCTCTACACCCGTCGGTAGCCGAAGTGTATTGAAACGGCCTTTAAGCCATTCTTTACACCTCGCGCATTCGTTGCGGTCGTGGACGATATCACGCTCCCAAGTATGGTTATGGCTCGTTGGTTTAAACCAGCGAACCTCTCCACTTGGGGCGTCAATGCCCCCACAACCAGCCAACAGTTTGAGCATTTTAGGCTCATACATCAACCCCGGCACGGGGAGGGGATTTAACCCCTCTACTAAAGCACGGGGCTGAGCGAAGAGCCAAGCCCAAACCTCCCAAAGGATATCCCACCAAGGAGTAGGAATGAGGTCCTGTGCTGTTATTAAAACAGCACGATAGATCTCACGCATATACTCCACGGTGAAGTTATCCGTTGCGGTTACACAGTCTACCGAACGCCACAAACCATTACCCTTTTGGGGTTTTGGTGCGTGGCGTAACGGGTCGCCTGGTGTAATCGAGGGGCCTATCCGTGGGTCGTTGACCATAAATTGGTCAATCAAATCACGGAGAAATCCCCCCAATATGAGAACTGGGGCAATGGTCTTGGTCGGTAGACGTGTTTTGAGCCCCTTTTCAGGGGCCACTATCACGCCGACAGGAATCGGACCTTTCCACATTCTCATAACTTTGATACAGCCACCGACAACATTACGCCACTTCTCCATGGTTAACCACGGATAAGGAGGCATTGTCGCCATGTCTTTATCAAAGAAGCCGAAGCGGTTCCACTGCCCAGATTTCTCTGTTGCACTATTAAATAGTCCATAGAGGAACAGGGCTGGCGGTAGACCGCCGGCAG